CTGATTCCAACTTGAAATGTGTCAACCTTCAATGGTTCCTTCACAATTACTTTGAACAGTTCAACCTTTGTTAAACCTTCTTTGAATGGATTGTAATCTTTTACTTCATTGATTCGCCAATAGCTGTTATCAATCTGTATCTGATCACGGAAATCAAGATTCATTATGTCCAATGGTTCCAAATAGAACATGGCAGTCATCATCTTGCTGTCCTTGTTGGTGATTTCGATGATGTGATTTCTGTGGAATACATTGAACAGATTGGCATTGGTATATATCAATGGTCCTGTGTAACCATTACCAGAATAGAACAATTGCTTTGGAATGCCGAAATTTATATCCTGTTGTGGAATGATGCCACCTGTACCTGGATGTGTCAGATGACCTGCATATGGATATGATGAATGTGATATGTTCACAGTCACAGGGCCACTTGGTGTTCCTTGCTGATAACTTAATGTGTAATCTGGATCTGATGGCAGCAATCCGCCATAGTACAGAAGTCTGATGTTGTGTTCTGTTTCAGTAATGCCATCATCAATGTCTTCATTGTATATCTTGCCAATGATTCTGTTGCTTGGATTGTCATTCACCATTGGTGTTGCGCTGAACACAACTTCCATTTCATTGGTTCCAAGTTGGAAATCATTATCAACTGCTGCCTTTGCCCTGCCATAAACATGGCCAAATCCGTTCTGATATTTCTTATTGTACAGGTCATCATCTTCAGCATAGGTGTAGATAAATTCATTATCTGTTAGAAGACCTAATGGCTGCAATGTCACATCCTTGTCACGTGCCAATTTCTTGGTCCAATCTTTAACCTTTCCAGAAGCATAAAATGTGTCTCTTGTTTCAATCAGCAGATTGCGTTCATCATCTGGATCAACAGTCACATACAGGTTGAACATCTGAAGCACAGACATCAGCAGTTCTTGCATTTCAATATCTGGCACCAATGCATTCATTGGAAACGTTTGACCTTCAACAATTGCTTCATCTGCAACTGTCACTTCAACTGTGGACACATCATCGATTGTTATGTCCATTTGACCAAGTACAATAAATGTCTGTGTGTCTAATGGATCACAGACCAATTCCACCCACAGCCGATCACCATCATTCAGATACGCACTTGGCATATCAACCACAATTGCTGTTGATTGTGATGCTCCAATGGTTGATGATGTTGGCAAATTCAAATCATATTGTGCTGTTGCTATTGTGGAAACTGTGTTTCCTTGTGCAGTATATCTGACAACATTCATCACAATTGGTGTTGGTCCTGTAAGAACACCAGATGTTCTGGTCAATGTGAACTGAATGATACTGTATAAGCTGTAGAATCCATCATTAGCTGCTTGGAAATAGTCATTGGTATTTGACCATTGATTTGATGGATCTGAAACTGCATCATATTCCACATGAACAATATCTGTTGTTGGTCCTAAAGGATAGTTTGGAATAGTCAAATTATTGACATCTTGCCCAATTGCTCTGGCTGTCACAGTCCTTGCATCCACATCTGCTCCAGTAATCACAAAGCCTTCATTAGTCCACGGCACAATCAACTTTTTGAAGAATGCAGAATCGAAGAATGTTGATGAATAGCTGAAGTCTGCAAAGGTGAATATTCTGTTGATGATGTCATGCAGAAACACAGCAGGTCGAAAGTCTGTGACTGACCAAATTCTTGTGCCATTGGTATTATATGATGGTTCATTCACACCATAGTCCAACATTGGATATACATATCCGGTTGTGTTGGTCCATGACGATGTGATTCTGCCATAGTCATACTGATGGTCAAGGTCGCTGAAGTCAATCAACACATTGCCATCATCATCCAATCCATTCAATGCGCTGTCACCAAGTTCATTAAAGATGTTGGCCATTTTGCCAATGAAGATCACTTCATAAATCAATTGATTCTTTTTGGCTGTGATTTGGCGAAGCTGCAATGTGCCATCCATTACTTCAATGCCATCCGTTATGATTCGCGCATTCGCTCTTTTATTCGGATTGAAATTTGCCGCAATATTAGCAGCAGAAGCATTGTAAGCATTGCTGATGTTTACGTCATAGATTTGTCCAAAGATGGCATCATTGGTCTGTGTTCCTGGACATTGAATGGTTTTGGAATACTCTGTTTTTCTTTCTTCTGGATGCCGAATATCAGCAATCGCATAGTTGAAACTGAAATCAAATTTGAATATGTCAATTGGTCTGCCTTCAACCAACACCTGCACATCAGCCACGTTGTCTTATGTTTTCTAATGAGTAATTCAAATCGAATGAATACTGCATCAATTTGTCATTCAATGATGTCTTCTTCACAATTGATTTGCCTGTAATATTCATTGCAATCAATTCATTGTTCAATTCTCTGTAAACAACAGGTGATGTGAACAGGTCTTCCATCCAGATGCTTTCTGCTTCGGTCAAGTAGTCTGTGTTCACCTTCAATGTTTCGGTCATCTTGATATCATAATCAACTTGTCCACGTGATGCCTTTGTGTAGTCATAGGTGAATCCTGTAAACGTATGATGCTGTTGCTGATATGATTCACGCTTCACATCTGTTTTGTGTATTGATTTCAAATTGAAGTTCAGCGAATCAATGCCACCTAACTTGTTCAACCAATGCAATCTGACAGGTTCATATTTGCTGCATTGTTGGTCCACGTTGAATGTCACAGCTTCAGACACCTGCACTAAACTTGTGTTGAGCATTCTGATCACATAACTTTTGGCACCATTCAACACATTTGTTGGTATGCTGCCTGTCATCAATGATGCATCAATATTGGTGATGTCATATGGTCCAACCGGAATGCGCCAAAAATGTGTGTCATAATCTGTTGTGGCTGTTGCATATGGTGATGTCACAACACCTGTTGCAAGCAATGATCCACCTGCATCTGCTTCAGAGTATGCTTTGATTTCATATTTCTTTGCAAGTTTGCTGGTCACAATGTAATGCAGCCATGCAGATTGGTCTGTGTTCACATATCTGGTTGATGGTGCAGATGTCAGAAATCGCTTGGTTGTGGATGCTGTGTTGATTGTGAAATCTGCATAGTCAAAGTCAAGCCAATCAGTCAATGCCTGCACACCATTCCACACACTCTTTGGTTTGAATATTGTCACACCAACCTGTTCATATCTGTCAGATACTGCGCTGATATCTTCTTCTTGAATGCTAAGAAAGTATTCAGCATGGCTGTTGCCATTGGCTGCGAATGCTTGATGGTTGGCAGCAGGTATGTTCACATTATGTGACAGCAATGATTGCATGATTCTTGAGACATCAAACCATGCATGATTCTGGAATGGTGAACCTTGATAAATTCCAACAGATGGATATACAACCAATGATGCAATTGCAGGTGCCACGGGAAAATTCAATGGCAGAATGTTCACACGGAAACGAAGTGTGCTTGTCCATTGTGTGCTGCTGATGACATACCTATTGTCATTGTATGCCAATGAATAGGCTGTTGGTTCTTGGCTTTGGCCGTTTGCGTAAACAATAAGTGTTGCCATCTTAGCTTTGTGATTCGATAAATTTCTTTAGTTGTTCCATAGTCAATGCCACATCATCTGCAATTGCTTCTTCAATTTCAGATGGCACCGCCCTGTTGATTGGTTCAATGTATGGATCAATCCAATTCCTTGGTCGCAATCCATAGTTTTGCAGGTTTCTGGAAATAACAAATGCCAGACCTTCATGCTTTGATTTGGTCCACTTGGCTGTGTCTGAATCGCCTTTGAATCCGCCTATCTTGTCACGGATGGTTGGAATCTTCAACCAATCATAGATATCCTTGTAATTGTCAGCGAATGTGAAATTGTTTGGTCGCTTACCTTGTGGCCTTGTTCCTTCATCCAGGTCAAGGCCATAGTCTTCCATAGTGATGGCCATGTTGTAAATGCCACCAAACACTTTGACCTTTGGTTGCTTTGGCAAGCTGACAGATGTGTTCAATCTACCTGTGGCCACCAAATTGTTGTCCTTGATTGATTTCCCTAATGCATTGGTATATGCTTTACGGAAACCATTCAATGTATCAACCAACTTGTCAAATGCCATGCTTCAATCTTGCTTGCTGTTGAATATTTTGTTGGCGATCGTGTGCCTGTTTTTCTCTATAGAAAGTAATGACATTAAAGAATTCTTTGATCCTAAGATTGAAGAAATGGTTCCATTTGCTCTGGTCATTGTTTGCGAGATTGTTGACAAGGTCGATCCATCCAAATCTGCTTTCATATGTTTCAACTGCTTGGCCGCTTTCTTCAGTTCGGTCTTGGCCGTTAGTGCTGAATAGACCTGCATACTGTGCGCGAAGTTCTTGTAACTTTCGAAAAAAAAAGCAGTCAATGGATATACAACATCCATCTTTGCAGCCTTCATGTCTTCTGCAACTTTGTTATGTTGCTCTGAATCATAGGTGCCATCTGTCCATCTGAACCATCTCTTTGTTGATGGTATGCAGAACAAGGCCAGAATTTCGGCCATGTTTTCCATGACCTTGTCCTTGTCCTTCATCAAATGCATCAATGTGATGTATTGGCCACCTGTCAATTGTTCCACATCTGATTCAATTCTGTACTTCTTACCATTGACCATCATGTACTTTTGCAGCTTACCTTCAACTGCTGATGATAGGAATGCCAATGATTTCATCACCTTGGTGTATGATTTCAATGATATCTTTCTGACATCTGAATCTGACCATCCAGACATGATGCTGATGATGGCCACATTCTTTTCGTACTGATCCAAATCATCGTGCTTCAGCACATTCTGCAAAGCTGCGAATTGTTCCACAGTCACTTCGGACCAACTTGATGGCAGTTGTATTTCGTTCATCTGTTTATAAATAGCAAATTATTCATTCTGTGTCTGGCTGAAAAGGTCTTGCTTGTTTATTCGTTCTTCAGCTATCTTGAAGTAGTTCGTGTCTTGCTCTATTCCGATAAACGAACGGTTTAGATTCTTTGCTGCAACTCCCGTACTTCCTGAACCCATAGTTAAATCAACAACTAAATCACCTTCATTGCTAAAGGTTTTAATCAAGTCTTCTAATAATAATACTGGTTTCTGTGTTGGATGGTGTCCGTCATAATCTTTTTTATACTTTAGTATATTGCTTTTGTATTTTTTACCCTCCCATAGGTTAAAGGTTGCTCTATATTTCAAATCCATTTCTTCTATTTCTTTAAATGGTTTCAAAAAATAACCTGTAACAGTTAATTTTTCATAGTGCTTTTTAATTGGAAAAGCCCATTGTTTAGTTCCATCATTTTTTGGAGAAAACCAATTATAAGGATGGTTACCAGTAAATCCACAAAGTTCTTTATAAAAAGAAATAGGTTCACCACATTTTTTAAATTCATCAAGTAAATACGTTTGTATTGGGTTTTTCTCTGTATCATACTTTTTACTAAAAACTAAAACATCTTCATAATAATTTAAAGGTGCTTTTTTAGCAGTTAAAGCATTTGCAAAATGGTCTTTTTCCCAAATCATAGAGTAATTAAATGGTAGGTTTTTATGTGCTTTGTTTGTTAATTCAGTTGTAAAGGGTTGTTGTGCAAATAAAATAAGCTTACCATTTCTTCGCAATACTCGGTTTGCAATTTGCATTATTTTATCAGTATCAATAACATTATCCCATTCTGTTTTGCCTTTCATTCCGTGTTTTATACTATCGCTGTTTCCAATACCTTGAACAGTTCCAAAAGGCAAGTCGGTAAGTATTAAATCAACACTTCCGCTTTGTATTTTATCGCTTTCAATCAGGCAATCGCCTTGAATTAGTTCTGTCATCTTTGTCTTCATACTGCAAATCTAAGCATCAGCAGCCTGTCATAATATGGCATAAACAACTTGTTGCCTGGATTGCCTTTTAATATCTTGATATGGTTATCAATCATCTGTGGCACATTGGTGATTAGTTCACCTTTGCTGATTCTGACCTGCTCTGGAAAGGTCATTGCCTTCAGTTCCTTTTCCAACCTTGCCAAAGGAATCATCTGACTGCGTATGTTCCGGTTGACATTGACTTTGACATGACTGCATATCTGGCTGCATCAATCGCATGGTCGTGATGGTCCACAGGAACATTCAATGATGCACCTGTTTTGTCTGTCTGCCAGACATATCCACGCAGTTCCTTGATTAGATTGGTTGATGATGATGTCACCATCATTGGCACCTGCTG